AATGTCGATTTTGGATTTCAGATAATTCTTTCGTAGCTCCACGAGCTTTGCCGTGGTATCTACATCGTGCTTACAGTAGAAGACTGTTTCTTTCAGCTCCTCCTCTGTAAGAGGGCGGTCAATGTCGAACGATACAGAGGTCTCCTCTACGGACATTCCCAAATGTCCTTCGATTGCCTTGAGGGACAAGCCCATCTGCATATCGTCCTTAATATCTACATTGTTGAAGCGGAAGAAGTGGTCTCGGAGCATAGGGTTCTCCCAACCTTGACCGCCGCCGATAATGTAGTCATTGACCTGTTTGACTTCTTGTGGAGTGAACCCACAGCATATCGCTTTGATGATGAACTGGTCGTAGTGCTTCGAGTTGAAACCTACATAGATACAGTCCTCGGAAATACACTGTTTAAGCTCCTCGGTGTCGTTGTGAACGACTGTGTACTGCCCGGACTCTATGTCCTTGAACACCACCAGCCAGTCCTCGCAGAACACCTCCACGTCATATACAATCAGTCTCATTGGCTACCTCCTTCGTCTACGAAGTAGCAACCGTTCTTTCGATAGGTCGTACAGCGTTTCTTGTAGGACTTCACGAGGTAAGCGATATTGTCTACGAAATCGTAGGCTATGGGGTCTGCCTTACCCTCGAAGACACGAGCGATTCTGCCGATACTCTGCGTCACCACTGCGTAATCCTTCTGTGGAGTGGTTAAGAACAACCTCTCCAATCGAGGAATGTCGAGACCTTCCTTCGCCAGCGTGTAGGTAGCAAACAGGTACTTTTTCTTCCCGGTTCGCATATCCTCAATCGCCTGTTCTCGTTCCGCCTTACCTTTTTTGGTTGTCATTTTGCCGCTCACCATGACTGCTTTCTCTCTCATTGAGCGAGGGAGTGAGTTCATAAGCTGTTCTAAATGCTCCAACCTGTCAGAGAGAATGAGACAAGAATGTTCACTCTCAGAGACAATCCATGAGGAAATGAAATGCAATCGGTGAGTATTCTCACAGAGGTAGGAAATGAGCTTCGTATAATTGAGCGTACCGTCAGTGTTGAGACACTTTCGGTCAATCTCCACCCCTGTTCCGATAGGCTTGATACCTACCTTCATGATTTTGTCTCCTACGGCTTCATCGGGTACGGTGTAGACCACATGACCGAGTAGAGCGTAGGTAGCTTCAATCATTCCGTCTGCCCTGTGTACGGTGGCTGAGAGACCGATTTTATGTCGAGCCGCCAAGCTGTTCAGCACCTTGAAGAACTGCGTCATAGCAGTAGGTGTGCCGGAGCAACGGTGACACTCGTCCACGATAATCACGTCCCACAAATCCTTGTACCGAGCAAGGTCGAGCTTGCACATGGTCTGAATCGTTGCGAAGGTGATACCCTTACCGATATTGACCTTGCCCTCAGTAATCGTTCCTATGAGGTCTTTGCTCATGTAGAGTTCTGCACGAGCTTTGCTCTGTTGGAGAAGGTCGAGGGTGTGCGTGAGCCACAAAGCACGTTTGCCGTATTTCTTCACCAGTGCTATACCCATCTGTGTTTTACCGCTTCCAGCCGGGGATTGCAGAATACCGTACTGTGCCTTGCACACGGCTTCCACAGCGGCTTTTTGGTAATCGTAGAGTGGAACATCAGCCCCACCGTAAACAACGTTCACAGGGTCAGCGAAGGAGCTGGTGAAATAGCTTTCGCTGGTGATACATTCCGGCAGTGTGCGAAGCGTACCGAAGGGAAGAATCAGTGTGTCTCCGTCCTGTTCATACAGGGAGAGCTTCGCTGGTGTGTCTCCAAGCCAAAAGTGCATACGCACCTTCTTGGCATACTCCGGGTTCGCAATGGTGAGATTCTTTTTGCACCACATTAAGGCTTCTTGTGTGGGATTTTCGACTGCCAGTGTGTTTGAGACTATGACTCTCATTTCTTTTTGAGCCATTTGTCGAGAGGGACACCGTACTCTCTGATTTCTACTTCACTCATATAAGACTGCTGGTTTCTTATAGCCTTAATGGTGAAGTGAGGAATCATGGTAATGGTCTCTCCTCCTGTAAGCAGAGCGAACCAACCTTCACCGTTGCCGCAAGACTTCCACAGCTCCATCGAGAGGTCTTGATTTTCCTCCATTCGAGACAGGGCAAATCCCTTGGCACTACACACCTTGCAGTCGATAAGGTATGTCTTTCCGTTTCGAGCGGCGATTACGTCCGCTGGTTGTCCGCTTGCGTTTTGAGCCATGTTATGTACCCAAAACCCTTCGTTAAAAAGGATTTCGCAGAACTCTGACTCAAAATCGTTACCGAGCTTTTTGTTCGTCATGTCATGCGTCCTCCTTGTCCTCCATGAGCTTGCGGAAGTAGTCAGCCGCTTCATAGCCCATGTACTGTTCAATGAGATAGGCGAAATCTCTCTCATTGAAGATGGTTTCGACTTTCTTGTCTTTAAGTTCTATCACCATCGGCATTGTGCGACACCTCCTCGTACTTCTGCATAAGCCCAAGAATACTGTCGGTGTAACTGGTAGAGGTAATACCGTTTTCCCATGCTGTTCTCGCTCCGTAGTTCCCCATGTTGTAAGCCATGAGAGCCTTTGTTAAGTCACCATCGTACTTATCAATGTAGGTGGAAACGATTTTGACTCCGCAGAACACATTCTGATAAGGATTCAGCATATCGGCGCAACGGTAATCTTCCTCAAGCCACTCGTGGTTCACTGCGTTAATCTGCATGAGACCGTAATCATCGGTAGCACTGACGATTTCGGGATTGAAGTAGCTTTCATGCTCAATCATTGCCAGCACCAATGTGACAGGAACTTCTTCGTCAGCGCAGATTTCGTAGATGTATCTCTGCAAGCTGTCGGAAAGAGGAATGTCGTAATAGAACACCTCAGATACTTCCGGGAGCTTGTCTGCTTCATAGACAGGAACTTCAACTGTCACGGTTTCGGTAACGGTCTGTACCTCGACCTCCGCCGGAGCTGTAAAGCGTCCGATGAACAAGCCGATAACACCACCGAATACCACCAGCAACATGAGAATGATGTACGCATACACCTTCATGAGCCTATTGCGATTGATTCTTTTGCCTTTTGTTCTTCTACACTCAGTAGCCATTTTTGAAAGTCCTCCTCATTCTTAGGGTCTTGGTAGAACTTCTCCAAAATCCCCATCAGCGGTCTTGCGAGGTCGCTTATTTGTGAATCACTGAGACTCACGTTCACGTTCGGTGAGAATCTTGTCACATTCATCGAGAACTCGCTTCGACTTGGGATAGGTGTAAACACCACGAATGATACTGGACATTTCGGGCGGCTGAACTGCGATACCTCGCTTACGCAATTCAAGAATCATATCCACCTGTTTAATGCCGAGCTTTTTCATTCGCTCTTGAATCTGACTCATAGAATTTCCTCCTTTCATTGGTTCTGAAAATCGGAATTAGACTTGACAAAATGGCGAATTATTGTTATTATTCTTATAGGACTATTTTCGCTGACAACTTCTCGGAACTGCCATTCTGAGAGGTCGGTTTCTTATTGCCAATTCGTGATTTCCGAACTTCATGTTCTTATTATAATTCTTCTTTTACGAATTGTCAATAGGTAAATTCAAAAATTACGAATTAAAATTCTTAAAGGAGGAATTTGCTTTGACGTTCGCTGAAAACATCAAGCGCATTTGCGCCGAAAGAGGAACAAATCTTACCGCAGTCGTTAAAGAAGTAAAGGGTTCAAGCTCTTTCACGAGTGCTATCAATAAGGGGTCTTTGCCGAAGGAATCTGAAATGGTTCAAATGGCGCAGATACTCAACTGCTCTGTAATGGATTTCTTTGCAGACGAAGAAGACCTCGAACCAAAGGCAGTAGCCAATGACGAAGACGAGAACGACATTCTCAGAGTGTTCCGCTCCCTGTCCCGGAGAACCAAGCATGAGTTCATGTCGATGGTATATGAGTTCGAGAACCGTGAGGAGTTAGAGGGGGATAAAGAGAATACTGCGGCAGTCTAAGGTCATTCCAATAGAATTGCTCAGACGTAAGAAGCTATTGGAGGTGAGATTACGAAAGCAGTAATTTACGCTCGATATTCGAGCCATAGTCAAAGAGAGGAGTCTATCGAAGGTCAGCTTCGAGAGTGCCATGAGTTCGCATTGAAGAACGGTTTCACGGTCATAAACGAATACTGTGACCGAGCTATATCGGGCAAGACTGACAATCGTCCGAGCTTCCAGCGGCTTATCAAAGACAGCGAGAAGGGACATTTTCAAGCGGTAATCATGTACACCCTTGACCGCTTCGCTCGTAACCGATACGATTCTGCCATTTACAAAGCCAAGCTCAAGAAGAACGGTGTCCGTGTCTTCTACGCAAAACAGCCAATGCCCGACACCCCGGAGGGAATCATTCTTGAATCCGTCCTCGAAGGGTATGCTGAGTATTACTCCGAAAACCTGTCCCGGAATATCAAACGTGGACTAAAAGAAAATGCCCTACAGTGCATTGCCACTGGTGGAGCTGGTGTGGCATTGGGTTACACTGTAGGGGAAAACAGAAAATATGTAATTGACCCGGTAGGGGCAAAAATCGTCCAAGAGGTCTTTCAAATGTATGCCGATGGTATGTCGGCTACCCAAATCATAAACTACTGTAATGAGAAGGGATATAAGACCTCACGAGGAAACTCTTTCAATAAGAACAGTCTCCGAACTATGCTCAAGAACGAGAAATACATCGGGACATACAAGTTCATGGACGTTGTAGTACCAAACGGTGTCCCGGCTATCGTTGATAAAGACCTGTTCGAGAAGGTACAAGCTATGCTCTCACACAATGCCAAGGCACGAGCAAAGAACAAAGCCAAGGAAGATTACCTTCTCACCACCAAACTGTTCTGCGGTCACTGTGAGTCCGTCATGGTCGGTGAGAGTGGCACATCGAAGTCCGGGAAGGTACATCATTACTATAAGTGCATTGACCGAAAGAGAAAGCACCAGTGTACCAAGAAGGTAGAAAAGAAAGACTGGATTGAGGAGCTGGTCGTTCGCTTTACCGTGAAATACGTTCTGACCGATGAAAACATCGACCTCATAGCAACACGAGCTATGGAAATGTTTGAGAAAGAGTCCTCTGATAAGACCTATCTCATAGGGCTACAGGAAGAACTCAAGGATATTAAAAAGAAGATAAAGAACCTCATGACTGCTATTGAGCAAGGTATCATTACCTCGACCACGAAAGAACGTCTTGAGGAGCTTGAGTCGGAGAAAAATCACATCGAAGGGCAGATAGCCAAAGAGGAAATGAAAAAACCGCTCTTGACGAAAGAGCGCATAATGTTTTGGCTACTTTCGTTCAAGAGCGGTGACATCAACGACATAGAATACAGACGCAGAGTCATTGATACCTTGGTAAACTCGGTGTATGTGTACGATGATGGGGACAAAGGTAGAAGAATCGTCTTCACCTTCAACATTTCGGGGCAGAACACGGCTACTATCTCGTGTTCGGATATTGCGTGTTCCGCTCCACCAAAAGGTTCAAATCCGAACACCTTATTTTTTGTGAAACACTGTTTCGGATTTGTTTTGATTATAGAGGAAGTAAGTTAGGAGCTTGCTTCCTCTTTTTCTTTTTGTGCCAGCTTCAACTCCAATACAGCGGACTCAATGAGGTTTTCAATTTCAGACGCATTGAGAGTGTAGCCTTTACTGTGCAAGAAGTCCAAAACGTACTGCTTCTTCTCCTCACCTCTGCCGACACCAGCGTAAATCATTTCAGCCGCTTCGACTGCAATGTTTACCCACATGATGATGTTGTCGAACTGGTTCGCACTGAACTTGCTTTTCAGATAAGGAATCAGAAAAGCAGAGACGATAGCGAGAATCAGAGTGAAAACTGCGTGAATTACCTGTGTCAAATCAATCATTATCCAAATCCTCCTGTTTCATGAATAGTATTTGCTGTGACCTCCAATTTGTTCTGCTTCATGAGCTTAATGCGGTTCTCGACCTTCGCCTTGGCATAGTAGAAACCTGTACCTGTGGCAGTCTCAGCGGCTACAGCCGGAATAAGGTATGCCAGTGGAGACAGGTCACACGTTCTCCACACCATGACGAGCGTGAAACCGATTACGACTACATTGATTGCCGCCGCAAAGAGCAGAATCTTCTTGGAGAACTCCAACTTGGGTTTCTGT